AGGTTCCATCGCTCCCTGCTGATTGCGTAATTCCAGTAACGCCAGAACTAACACCATTGTCTGCGGTAATAAGATTTGATGACATTTGTTATGCTCCTACCTTTGCTTCTAGAGCTGTTACTTTTGCGGAGAGTTCTTGGATTGCGGATGTTAGTGTAGCAACGAGGAATGAAGTATCAATGCCTTGATAAACTGGATTGCCTTCAGCATCTACAGCGTCTTTTTCGCCAGTTACGCAATCAGGTGCAACAGCTTGTAATTCGTGAGCAATAAATCCTTGACCTTTAGAGCCATCAGCTTTCCAGTTGTAAGTTACTGGTTTAAGTTGCGCAATTGTTGCCAATGCACCCGTCATTGGTGCAACATTTTCTTTTAATCTATAGTCTGACAATGAAACATAGCTAGTTGTTACTCCATTTGTTGAGGCAATGTATCCTGTTTGAACCCCAGCCGAAGTACCAAAACCATGATAGTAATATTGTCCACCATTTGATGGCATAGCTGTTACTAAACCGTATCCAGTTGAGATTCCAAGAATAGCTGTTTTACCTGTAGCTCCACCAATGTTATTTGTATTAGTATTAACCAGCAAATTACCACTATTATCTAGTGTCATTGCTTGGGTAGCTGTAAAGTTACCACTTGTAACAGAAGTTTGCCACCATTGAAATTGATTAGCCGAAATTTGAAAATATCCTGCCGCACTACCATTATTTTTTATTACATAAGAAGAGCCGTTGTAATAACAATTTGCATTTAATTGAGTTGCTTGATTGTAAGAACTAACAGACCCACCGCCTGCAATTTCAATTGCTTTTAAGGTTCCCCAAGCACTAGGAGTAACTCCTATACCTACGTTTTGAGATGTGTCAACGGTAAGCGCGGTTGTGCCATTGGTTTTAAATAAAATTGGTGTAGCACCGACACCTTCAACTTTTAATCCGCCACTATCAGTATATAAATAGCCTGTTGACGTTCCATTTACCATTAAATCAATCAAACCGCCCGTTGAATTATTAATGGCTAAAACTTTGTACGATGCAATAGCACTAGGAGTAACTCCTATCCCTACGTTTTGACTTGTATCTATTGTTACCGCAGTAGTCGTACCATTAGTTTGTAGCTGAAGTACGCCAGATGTATCCGCTGTATATACGAGGGCTGTCGTTGTTGTGGTTCCTGCGCTTATCGTGCTTGCCATGTTATTTCCTTAAATGATTACCCATCTCTGGCTTGAGTTCACCGTGACGCTAACTCCAGATGCTGTTGTGATTGGACCCACTGAGAAACCGTTTGTGCCCGTTGCTAAAGTTACATTACTTGAAACAGTTGTGCCATTAATTGTTATACCATTAGTAGAGGCTACATTGGGTGCTTGTAATAAACCTGTACTGGGGGTATATAAATATTTAGCGTTACTTGTATATACAGTTAGTGCCGTTCCTGATGTTGCATTAGCAAATAAAGGATAAACCGCTGTAGCAGTAGCCGTATCATTTGATATAGCGGCGCCCCCCACAGACGCCCAAGCAGTACCGTTATAGCCTTCAAATTGAGTTGTCGTTGTATTAAACCTCAACATACCCTGTACAGCAGTAGGCTGTTGAGCAGTTGTTCCAACGGGAAGCGTTACTGCACCTGTACCTCCAAATGTAACCGTTCCACTTGTGGTTAAATTTGTAATGGATATTGAACTATTCCAAGAAGGGGGAGACGCCGACCCTGCGCTTACCAAAAGTTGTCCAGATGTACCAAATCCTGTTGTACCTGATAACGCAGGGGTTGTTCCCAAGTTTGTATTAAAACCAAGAGCACCAGAGTTGTTGATAACGTGCGATGAAACACCAGATGCATAAGTTAAATATGTTTTATTTGCTGTGCCAGATCCATAACTAATATCACCATTATGAGCAGAAAAGTAAACACCATTGTTGATACTAAAAAAATCTACTGGAGTTGACGCACTATACACAGATGAATTCATTCCAAACTCACCATAATAGCTAGAGTCTGTACCTAAATCATTAGAAATCACATAATTTGTAGACGCCCCCGCGGTCCCACTCAAATTTTGAATGACCAATTGATTGTATGAACTGGCTGTTGTAGAACCAAAGGTTGCTATAGAATTTGCCGCATTAAAAGACAATACAGGAGTCGTACTCGTAACCGTATTGGCACTTAAAGTTGTAAAGTCTCCAGATGCACGAGTTGTGGCCCCTACCGTACCATTAATGTTGATAGAAGCTGTACCCGTTAAATTTGTTACTGTTCCTGAACTAGGCGTACCCAATGCACCGCCATTAACAACAAAAGCACCTGTTGACCCTGTGTTGACTCCTAAAGCAGTTACAACACCAGTACCTGTTGTGATTGTGCTAGGCGATGCTCCAGAGCCTCCCCCAACCATTAACGCATTAGCACTAAGTAAAGCAGAACTAGCCCAAGCAGATGTTGAACTAAAGTAAGGAATACCACCACTTGTCCCCGCAACCGTCAACGCTAAAGTTCCACTTGACGTAATGGGTGACCCTGCAACTGAAATTAGTCCACCAGTAAAAGACTGAGCCACCGAAGTAACTGTACCGCTCAAGCCAGTTAATGTGCCACCAGAGAACGTCAATCCACCTGCAATCGTTACATTGCTAAATCCACCAGATCCATTTCCATAAAGAATAGATGAGCCACTCGTAGCGGGCGCATAATCGGTCCCAGAGACTGCGGCGCTGATAGCTGTGCCATTCCCTTTCAAAATACCCGTAATGCTTGTAGAGAGCGTTATAGCAGGGGTTGACGTGGCGGTTGCTACAGTACCCGTAAAACCATTTGCAGACACCACAGATACCGAGGTAACCGTTCCCGTACCAGAAACAGATGCCCAAACAGGCGCACCAACTCCTTGGCTAACCAATACTTGCCCTGAACTACCCACCGCAGTAAACGCATATGCCGTACCGTTTCCGTAAGCAACCGCACCGGCTGTCGGCGTAGCCGTAGCATTTGTCCCACCATTTGCAATAATAAGCTTGCCACTGAGCGTAATTGCACCAGTAGACGCACTACTTGGCAGTAACCCAGTTGTCCCACCGCTAAACGATGTAATTAAACCAGTTCCAGTTGCAATCGTATTGGCCACAAACGCTGTGGTCGCCAATTGCGTGTTGTTTGTTCCAGTAGATGCCGTAGGAGCAGTAGGAGTGCCAGTAAATGTTGGACTTGCACTTAAAACAACGCTACCCGTACCCGTAGACGATGTAACCCCTGTACCTCCATTAGAAACGGCTAAAACGCCTGTTATACCAGTTGTGAGAGGTACCCCAGTCACATTGGTCATTATTCCTGATGCAGGAGTGCCCAGTGCCGGTGTGACCAAGGTAGGGCTGTTTATAGTTGGGCTTGATGAAAAAACAACATTACCCGTGCCCGTTGTTGGAGAAATAGATATTGTTGGATTACCACCAGATCCATTACCATTGGTAACCGATATGCCCGTTCCACCCGTAATTGTCACAGATGTAGCCGTAGAACCACCCGCAACCGCCAACAACCCAGTTCCAGATACGTTATTAATGGTCGATAAAAATCCATTCAGGGAAATAGTGGGGTTTCCCGTTGTTCCATCAGAATTGCTGACAGACAAACCAGACCCAACAGCTATCTGCACTGCAGACATTGTGTTTGCGCCTGTCTTTACCTGAATACCATTACTGTTGTTATACAGAGCTAAAGGAGCGCCTGTAATGGATAAAACATAATTTAAACCCGCCCCATTGTCCGTGCCAATTAAACCAGTCCCCGCACCTATGTACCGAGCATTAGGCAAACTAGGTTGTGATCCAATTGTCAAAAATGTCTGAGTCAATGACGGGGATGTAATGATGTTGCTCACAGTAGTCTGTGACGTCACACCATTTTGTACAACAGGGACTAATTCCGATCCAGTTAAAGTGGATGCGGTTGGTAATTGAGATATTTGTAGTTGTGCCATTATGAACCTATACTAATTTCATCTTCATCACCATTAACCAAGCCAGGAGGAGACGTATTCTTACCAGTTGATATTATAGAATTGCTATACGGACCCGTAATTAATTGATTGTTGGGAACATTCAATGACTCATCAGGTCTTGGGAACCTTAAGTTAATACGTTCTGTTTTTCTCGCAGGCAAACGATATGGATCTTTTTCATCCATGCAACCTTCCTCACACACCCGTAACCCTGGGAAGTTAATGTCAGGATTAAGAGTAGATAAAGGACGTTTCATCTTACAACGATCACAGACGGCAATCGCTATACTTGCATAACCTTCTGTGTCAAGCCATTTAGCCATAATTACCTCGTATATACTGAAATATTCGGGGCCAGGTAAATTGGAGATTTATCGCGTTCTTCGAGTTCAGCCATTTGAAAATACTTTTCACCTTGAGCCTCAAGGTATCCAATCCTTTGTATATCCACGCCAGGAAGTTCAATTGACATCTGGTGAGCTAACATAGATTGAATTGCCATCAACCAACGATCTGGAATCTCCAGTTGGTTCGTTAACGCACCCACATCCATGATCTGTCTTGAATACCAAATGGTCGCTTGGACAAAATTCGTGCTTGGAACAGGCCACAAGTAAAAGGTTGGCTGAGGAATTGTTCTGTCAAACCAGTACTGATACGGCTGATTGGCTGTAAAGTTTTGGTTGGGCAAATTTGAATAATCATCACGATTTAACCGTGACATTTGCAATAGTCTTGCATTATTTCCAAAATAAAGCTCTCGCAAAGATAGCGTTGTGCCACCAGAAGCTACCATTCTGTAATATGGAACATTTTGACCAGGATCAATATCTTGCCAAATCCACTGAGAATCGGTCACAGTAACACTGGTCCCCGTATACAAAGTAGTCCAAGTAGTGCCATCAGCAGAACTTTGGAACGTGTAATTCCAAGTTTGGCTACCACCACCAGAAATATAAGGCATAAAGCCAATAGATCCTATGTATGTGCTTTGGTTTGTTCCGTAGAAAACAGAAATGTTTCCGTTTGCTGATGTTTGTTGACAATATGTGCTGATATTGTCGTCATACACATTTGCAACAACCCCCCCTGCGCTCGATGAATAGCTCCCCGATGGTTGATCCATTGTTCTGTACAAGCAGTTTAGGATATCATTTGCACCATTAGGCAAAGTATATATATACTGATTGGCGTTTAAACCCATTACGTACTTAACCACCGCCCAATACTGAATACCTTGGTTAATTAAGTTGGATAAAATGTAAAACAAAGATTCTTTAGCAGATTGGACCTGCTCATCCGTTAATTCTTCTGCAAGCTTACCCGCACGACGAGCGCCGTGATCAATGAGTTGCTGTACAGTAATGACTGTATTGCCAACGGTTCCTGAATATGCCATTTTTTACCATCCTGGGCAATGCCATCTCTTAAGTGATGCCTTGGCTCTTGGCGCATCTCCTTTTGAGTGTTCAACTACTCCGCTCATACGAGCACAAAATGAATCTTTTCTAGCACCACCTTGAGGTTGAGGAGCTTTTAAGTGAGATCCAGTCTCTCTATTGTACTTAGCCCTACCTTTTTCCGTAAGCCCTGCGCCCTTAGATACAGATAATTTTTCTCCCCTACCCACCGCCAGACTTACTCCACCTTCTTTTTTCTTTACTGTTTTGGCGGACTCTCTGAACGCTTCAGCAGTTGGCGCACCTTTGCTACCAGGCTTACGCATATGTTCTTTAGAGCCGTGAGCAATACGTTCTTGCTTTGCATGAATATTTTCATATAGTCCACCTTTTTTCATTTTGTCAGAATTTACAAATTCTTTACCAACTTTTTGAGGAACACCACCATACCCACCTTTTGTGTGGGCGGCGGCTTCCATCAGCCTATGTTGAGCAGGTGATTTGCTTGGCATTATGCTTGTGACTCTTGCCAGTTGAGACGAGCTACGACGGTGTTAGAAGCACCCGCATTGAGCGTTGTAGCAACAATGTACAAAATGTCTGGACCATCTGGGTACTGACCCGATTGAGATGTTGGAACACTGTTAGATGTACCGCCACCGTTGGCAGAGTTACCAATCGCAGAGATAGATGCCAAAGGATAACCAGTTTGACCTGAGCTATTGGTATAGAAAGCCGCAATTGACTCACCACCTGAAATAGTAACGGTATTGGTTGTATTAACAGCAATCTGAACGAGTGAACTGGTATTTGTACCGCCTTGAACGGGAGATACAAACGATCCAGAGAATGCTCCAGAAGGTATACCGTTGAGCACCAATTGAATTAGATAGGTCGTGTTGGTCACAACAGCAATCTCATTCAACTGCAACTGTAGACGGTTGATAACTTCTTTAACACCAAGCAATCCAACTGTGCCGTTATCCACGGATGGAGCCAAGCGAATAGCCATAATTGGCACGTTTGCTGTGCTGTTAGGGCTAGTCAAAGCGGTCAACATACCATAGTTGTAAATAGCGGATACGTCTTGGTTGAATCCACCATCCATCACCACTGAAGAACCCCAGTGAGACAACATCGCCGCCGCATCAGGAGCCGCATACTCAACAGCTACGGGAGCAGTTGCAGAGTATGTGAATGCTGTAGCAGATGAACCACCAGTAGTACCGCGAGTTAAACCAGTCAACTGTGGATAACCTGTGGAAGAATTAGCCGCGCTTGTAATTCCAGTGTATGTGAAGTACTCAATCACACCAGAAGTTCCGCTACCAATAAATCTGGCTGTACTACCTGCGGGGTTAAATCCTGCGGTGCTAATCACGTTAATAGTTGTATCACTAACTCCAACGCTAGATGTAATATTGGTAATAGGCAATACACCATTTTGCTCATAATGAGATGGCAAGTTACCAGATCTCATGTAAGCAGTGTAGTTTACGTTGTTGTTTTGGAAATTGTAGATATAAGTAATCGTTCCACCAGTGGTGCGAATACCAAATCGAGCCACACCCGCGCCGTACCAAGAGTAGTCAATGTAGAACATCTGTACTTTGGTGAGGTCAAGGTTGTATCCAGAAGGATTGGAGGCTGAATTAGAACCATCCAACACGTCATACCACTGTGACTGCGGTACTTTTTGGTCAATAGTGCGTGAAACAATTGCATTAGCAATCGTAGTTCCACGGTACTCAGGGCTGATATACATGCTTGTATCGCTTGCAATGCTCAAAACTCTGTAAGATTGACCACGAATAACAATGTAATCACCCACAACCAATTGAGTTGTAAACTGAGTGCTTGATCCAGTTACAGCGCCGCTACCGTTGGTTACAGATACTGTACCTACGATTTGGTTGATTGAGTTACGATAAACCGCATACAGTGTTTGACCGTCGTATTGGAAGAAAAGACCATTTTGTTGGTCAAAGAATCCAATCTTATTGCTTGCGCCGTACCAGGAATATGGACTTACGTGAATAAATCCACCTGTGGAAGTCGCAGGCGTTGCTGAAGGAACAATGTTATTCAGCGTTGTATAAGTGAAAGTTAATGCAGTGGGTACTGTTTTAACAACAAAAGTACCGTTATAAGCACTTTGATCAGCGCCAGTCACAACAATAACTGTGTTTACAGTTAAATTGTGCGGAAACTTAGTCGTAACAGTAACTGTTGCACTGGAAGATGTCAGTACTGGTTGCTGAAGCTGTGGCTTAAGAATTGTTCCAGTAGAAAATTGAATTCCTTTACCAGACTGGTAACGGAAATATCTACGGGTTTGACGTTGTAAAACCTGATTGGGTATGGATGCGCCAACCGTAAAATTGACAGATCCATCATAAGCGTGAGTATCCACATATCCCGCAGGACGTGCATACAGATTGCTTGCACCCGCTGTATTAGCGATTGTCGTAGAAGGTGTGCCGTTAATATTGGTGAACGTAAATGTCGTTGCTATAGGCGTTGTAACCACAATCTGAGGACCATTTATCGTCGTTGCTGTGCTTGGACCAGTTGTTCCAGTGATATAAATCAAAGAACCCGCTGACAATCCATGTGGATAAGTAGTTGTACAACTAACTGTTGATCCAGTAAAAGTGAATGCTGTTGTTCCAGTTAAGTTAAATCCATATCCGCTATACAAATAACCGAGGTAAACATAAGTAGAAGTAGCCGACCAACATGTTGCTGTTGTAATTGCCTGAGCCATGTTTACAGTAATAGAAGTGGCTGTAGAACCGCCTCCAGAAGCCACCCAACCCCAACCATTAGCGTTAGGGTCAATTGCATCTTCAATGAAGATTGGAGAGCCGTTTGGCACGTTTGAGGAGGTCATTGTTATGACCAACTGATTTGTTGTGGACTGATTACCCGCAATAGCTGATACTGGTAATGTGGCATTACCTAAGTAATACAACGATGCGCGGTTGTTTTGCATCGAGGTTTGTTCCCACTTCGTACCTTGCTGACCATATTCAAAGTCAGTATCAATCAAGGACTGCGGTGTTGAAACACGCATCTTGTCTACTGGATCATACGCAGTAGAACGCTGTGCCTGCTGAATTCTTAATTGATTATCGGAATTGGATGACGGACCTGTATAGACTGAGATTTCAGACATATTTCACCTATTAGAGTGGTGGGAGCCGAAGCCCCCACCGATTTTTACTTCTTGGCTCTACCGCCGTGCTTTCTAACCATTTCAGGATTTACAAAACCTCTTCCTGCGCCTGCACTTCTTGGAGTAATCCTTGAAGCTTCAGCGTAAGAAGCGGAATCTCTAGCCCTTTGCTTAGCATCAGCAACGTCTTGTGGAGATACATCTCTCATATTTTGACCAGGAGCAAATTCCATCATCCTTCGATCATAATCAGATATAGCTCCCCCATCCGCATGATGCTTTACTTGTCCACCCTTTTTGAAGGTGCCAGACAAGCGAGTTATCGCAACTGGTGGAGATGCAGGCTTTTTACCTTGAGGCATAGCCACAGCAGAACCCTGTTTATTAACAGCGCCCCCCGTGGCGAAGTGCTTTTTTGAAGCCTTGCCTCCGTGCTTAAAGCCACCTGCATTACCTTCCTTGACAGCACCAGTAGTCTGCATACGCACACCAGGCTTAGTTGTGTCAGCAGGACGGTTTTCCCAGTCACCACCTTCAACAGTGTCTTTCAGGTTAAGGTCAGGAGCAACATTGCCACCCTTAGCGTAGTGGTGTTTGCCACCATGCTTGTGATGAGCTTTTCCGCCGTGTTTAAATCCACCTGCGTTTGACTCTTTTACCTCGCCAGTACCGTGTACTGAATCATGGTGTTCGCCATCAACCATCATTGTGTTTTCAAACTTCTTAGCAACATTGTCGGAAACAGTGCCACCAATAGCGTACTTACCGCCTTTGCACATAGCCTTGTGGTGCTCATGAGAACCCTCTGGATGACCAGAAATCTTATGAACTTTACCACCATGCTTGAAACCACCTGCATTTCCTTCCTTAACCATGCCAGTGCCATGCACTGAATCATGGTGCTCACCGTCATGCATTTCGGTTTCTAAGAACTTTTTAGGTGCTTTTTCGTCAGTAGTCTTAGTCTCAAACTTGTCGATCCCTTTGCCCATTGCTGAGCCACCTTTAGCAAAATGCTTCTTAGCGTGACCGCCTTTTTTCAGACCATGATGAGCCTTTCCTGCCTTTTCATGCTCGTGATGCTTAAGTTCTTTTTCAACTTTTTTGATCTCATGCATTTCAGCTTTGTGCTCTTTACCACCTTCAGCTTTTCCGCCCTTCTTCATCAAAGGAGTTGGCATACCCTTCATCGCCGCCCTACGAGCCGCAAGAGCACCCATCTTAGGAGCCATAGCAGGAGCCATTCCACCACGAGCAGGCAGAGTGGTTGCACCGTCCATCATTCCGCCCATAGCTTTGTGCATAGTCTTATGACCATGCTCTTCGTGCTTTCCACCCTTTTTATGAGTAGCAGATCCACCTTTTTTGAGCTTCAGAATAACTGAAGGCTCATCGGTGATCATCTTTGGCATTTGGCTGAAACCGCCTGCCCCTTTTGTTGCTTTAGCCATAATTTAGTCTCCTTAAGCTTGGGTGATACCGAGCAGACCTGTTGCCGTAGCATTAGGGCCAACTTGGATTGCTGTCAAACCGAGTGTAAGCACCAGTCTTGCCAATCCGTTTAATGTACCACCAGGTGTATATGTACCACGTACATCAGGAGTTACAGAAGTCGAAGTGAACTGAGGAACCATACTGGAAGCGCTTGCTGTGTATGAACCAGAAGTATTTACAAACACACCTGCCAAATAGTTGGCTTGGCTTGTTGAAATCTTACCAGTCGTACCAGAAACGTATGTCCACCAGTAGTTAGTACCTGTGCTAACGCCAGTTGGAGGTGTACCTGTGAACTGAACGATTGATCCGCTTGCAGGTGAATAACCAACTGTTAATACGCCAGGAGAAGCGATTGTCCAACCAGTTACAGCTTGTGTAGCATAAGTTGTTGTGTTGGAGTAGTAACCCAAAGCCAAAGTTCCAGAGTCATTTGATAATGAACCACTGAATCTATTGCTTATGATGTATGACGCATCAGAGATACGAGCAGGTAAGCCTAACACATTAGATGTGTCTGCTGACATTGCAATACCAGATGCGGCTCCAAAAGTAACAGAGTAAACCTGGAAGAAGGCTTTACGTCCAACTACTTGAGTAGCAGATGATGTGCTATTTAGGATGATCTCAGTCATTGGCTGACCGTAGTAATCGTATCCAGACACAGTTGCTGATACAGCAGTAATGGAGTTAGTGAAAGTCAAACCAGTGTTTGATCCTGCCGCAGTAGTAGTTACAACGCCACCAGTAGTTGTGGTCAGTGTAAATGTTGTAGTACCGTTCGTTGCAGAGATCAGGTATGTACCTGCCGCAAGTCCAGAAGTACCAGAGTTAGTTCCAGTTACAGTCACTGTTTGACCAACTGCCAATCCAACGAGAGGAGTTGTTGAAACAACGAAAGAACCAGTTGTACCACCTGCGCCAGATGCGGCAGTGGCAATGTTAGCCGTTACAAAAGTAGCGGCAGTAAAAGAACCAGTAGTAATTGCTACTGCTCTTGGATAGTCGAACTGAACAACAGTCGTACCGTCACCACGAACAACACGAGTTGTACCCGCAGATGCTGATGCCGCCGCAAGTGAAGTTCCACTATAAGTCGTTGCTGTAGTAGGTGTAACAGCCGCTAAAACAGCCGCAGTTGTTCCAACTGAAGCAGTTGTGTCATAAAGAAAAACACGACCCATTGGGCCAAAACCCAAGGACATTGGTGATGGATCACCCAAATTGCTGTTTACGTTTGTACCCGCATTTGATTGGGCACTACCTAAGAATAGGTCATCTGAAAATTGAGGCATTTTTTGTTCCTTTAGCCATGAAGCTCATAAGAATTTGAAAAAGGGGAGAGATTTGACTCCCTCCCCAGATGGATTACACGCCAGGTGTACCGAAGAGCGCTCTAGGATCTGTCCATCCTATTGCATAACGCTCAGTTGCTTTATAGCGCATAGAGTCAGTCTCGAAGTCACCTTCCATAGTCTTCTCTAAACGTCTACGCATCAACAGCTTCATGCCTTCTGGTGCGTCTGTCTGTACCCACCATGCGGTAGATGAAGTCAAACGTGACAGAACAGCGGCACCCTCATCCAATAAGCCAATAGACTTAACGGGGTTGATGTCGTTATTGG